AGATAGCTTGCTTGACGGAAGCTGGAACAGAAACTGAACCATCTAACGCGTAAGTCACCGCAACATGCTTTGGTTCATCAGCGACATCGGTAGGCCAGACCTCACCCATTGCTGGGTAAAGGTAAGCCAAATCTGTAGCGCCTACTAAACGATACAAGGAGCTCGCCAGCGTCTGCTGGGCATAGTCCGAGTCATAGTAGGTTACAGACGTGATGCCGCTGATCTTGCCACCAGGCAAGTACAAACCAAGCTTGTTACGACTACCGCGTAGCGGAAACGCATCGAAGTAAACCGTCTTCGAACCTGTAGACCAGACTCGATTGGTGAACGACTCAGCGTATTCAGTCGCTACAGAAACCATACGTTCGATCTCTGCCTGTTCATCACTGTCAATGGTGCTAGGCAGACGCAAGTGAAGTCTCGCTTCTGCAAAAGTCACGGGGTCTGCCATAGCTTTTCTCCTTCAACTGTTAATTAAGCGTGTGTTACGCCAACAACCTTCATTGCCTGTGCGTCAAGGACCATAGAGCCAACACGCTTACGGCTGTAGAACATTACCGATCCGGGGTTGGTGTAGGGGTCACGTAGGACGCTTACGTCAACGCGGTCGACGATCTGGAACGCACGAGCGAAGTCACCAAACATAATTGGTGCGCTGTGAGCTGCCTCATCGATTCCGTCCATATCTTCGTTAATAACGATTCCGTGGCCGAACAAAGATGTTGCACCAGCTTGCGTCAGATCACGCTGAAGGAAGTACTCGCCGTCGCCGTTCTTAAGGTTGATGAGAGCCTGGTGAGTGGCGCGGTTCATCATCCAACGGCAGTTGGGCAGGTAAGGAGTCTTAACAGCCTTTACGACTGTACGTAAGAACTCAATTGTGGCGGCGTCTGAAGCAGCGATAGCGTTGTTAGTTCCTGTGTTCAGAACCTCAAAGGCACCAGTGCCGTCATTAGCCGCACCGTCTGCGTTTAAAGTCAGACCGTTCAAGATACCGACGGGCTTGTTGGTGCCGTTGCCAGACAAGAAGGCTACGCCCTCTGCTTCTGAGAACTGACGAGCAACTTCGCCTAACAGCCAATCTTCTACATTGAAGAAGCCATCTTCGATGAGGTGCTGATATACACGAGGACGTGCATACACTTCACCAAAGGTTGCAGTGCGCTGAGCCAATTCGGGTGAATCAGTCTGTGCGCGTGCAGTAGTTTCACCAACCCATCCTGAAGCTGCACTACCTGTACTAACGAGTTGCTTTACATCTGTAGTAGCGGCCTGGGCGACAGAACATACCTGACGCATAGGTGATACTTCGTGCTGGATTTTGATGATCTCTTGGCGGAGCTCTTCTGGCAAAGCGTATCCGCCTTGAGCGTCGGTTGAGATCTGAAGGTCAGCAGCTTTGCCGCGAAGACCATCAGCGCCTTCCTTGATGAAGGTTTTGAATAAATCTCTAGATTCCATGTCTTGTTTATCTCCAAGATTGCGGATGAATGTAGGAGCAGCTTGCTTAGCCTTTACCTCTTCGAGGTCAGCTTTGATTGCTGCGAGTTCTTCTGAAGCAATAGATGCTTCCTTTTTGAGGGACTCATTTTCGATAGCTACAGCTTCGTTCTGAGCGACAACCTCATCGATGGTTTTTTCAACGACATCGAGGCTGACGTCCTGAGCCGTAGCAACCGTGAGCTCCTCTGACTTAATTTCGTCTGTCATAGCAGTTTCCTGTTACTTGGTTTTGGATTTGATGATGGTTAGTTTGTCCAGCATCGCCTTGAGTCGCTGATGATCAATCTCGGTTTGAGCGTCACACTCATCTTGAGTCTTCTCAATCAACTCCTCTTCATCGTCATCCAGAGACTTGAAACCGCCAGCCAAGATGGCTTTCGCTTCGTTCCTAGACAGCCCGGCATCACGCAGGACAGACTCTAGTTCTCGGATGTTGATGTCCCCAGCTTCATCTTTGACAGCAGAAACTACTGCCGAAGCATTAGCCGGGATAGTCACCAAAGAGACTTCATGAAGGTCTATCTCTTTGAGGTGATTAGTTTTACTGCGCGAGTTGTACTCCTCATCGCGCACTCGGTAGCCAATAGACATGCTATTGATGGCTCCGTCTTTAAGTAGTGCGTAGGCCTCATCGGCATCGCGAACGCCAGCGGTTAATGTGCCGGTGACTCGTAGGCCTTTTTGGTCTTCTACCATCGATGTCCAGCGGCCAATTGGACGCTTTAAATCGTGGTGTAGAAGCATTGCTGGCATAGTTTTCTGTACGCCGTGGTCAGCCAGGCTTTTTGAAAACGCTCCAGAATCGACAACGTCGCCCTGGCGGTCCATGTTGCCAAACGTGCTGGCATAGCCTTCAAATTTGCGCTCGTCGTTTTCTTGATAAAGCTTGACGTCTTCAAGGTGAAATACCTTCTTCATAGATACCTCTTTCAGTTTTTGTTTAGCGATATTGGTCATCAGTAGGCTCCTCTTGCTCTTGTTCGGGCTCTGGCTGTTGTTGTTCCTGCTCAGGCTCGGCTTCGTTACCAAAAGTGAGGTTGTTACTGTCGCTGACATAGTCATCCCCACCTTCGCGGGGGTTCATGTCTAGCCGTGACCGGACTTCGTTCGGGGACATAACGCCCATAGTCAGCAGTTTGCTGTAAGCCTCTACCTCGCCGGTAAAGTCACCCCGAATGAGCTCTGAGACGTCGAACTTAAAGCATCGAGTGCTGTCGCCAAGGAGCTGATAGTCCATTCTGTTTTCAAAAGCTTTGAGATAAGGCGAGATAGCCGATTTGTAAAAATCTAAGCCCTGCGCCTCAATGTTTGAGAACGTAGCTCGCGACAGGTCAGCAATCATGTGCGGCGGTACTCGGAAGATTCCGCAGATCTCTTCGCGGGAAAGCTTTCTGGTTTCGATGAGCTGTACATCGCCAGGACTCATAGAGATCGGCTCAAACTTCACACCAGCTTCGAGTAGTGCAACGCGATTTGCGTTACGAGTCCCGCCATGTGCTGAATCCCAAGATTCCTTTAAATTCTTGTACGCATCGTCGCTGAGCGTGCCGTCGACCTGTAAAACGCCACGAGGTGTGCTGCCGTTTGAGAACACATTGTTAGCGTGGTCTCGTTGCTCGATAGCACCACCTAAGAGACTGCCCTGGTAAGAAATGGGCGATATACCTCGAATGCCGTCAGTGGTCATACCCTTGAAATGAAGCACTTCGCTGGGCTTTAGCATCATTGTGCGCTGGCTACCTTTCTCACCGATGGTGACGTGGTATGTAATTTGGTTTTGATGTTGGACATCGACCGATACGGAATCGGTGGGGATCGGGTGTAATGAAACAACGCGGCCCGAGTCGCCCCGAACGATGTAGCTATAGCTATTCCCGCGTAAACACAGATTGACGACCTGCATTTGCCAAAACTCTTGCGCGGTCTGCCAATCATTAGGCGATCGATGTACCAGGGAGTGCATTATGTCCGACCATTGATGCGTCTTACTGATGCGGTCAGCGCTAAGCTTATAAAGATGGCAAGGCAGTGTGCTTACTGTCTCTGATAGCACTTTGATGCACGAGTACACGGTCGACAGTCGCATAGCTGTTTCTGGACTAACGGCGCTAAGCGAGGGCTTGTCACCTCGCATCATTAGTTCCATCAGTGCCGGGCTATCGAGGCCGTAGCTTATGCTTTTCTGATCAGCCGCCTCTGACTTCTTGTTCCAAAATGCCATAGGAGCTCCTAAAGTGTGCGAATACCGCGCGTTTCGTAGGGGGACGGTTGTAGTCCTGCGTGGACCTTCATCCGACCCAGGGCCATGATGATTGCGATTACTGCGTCGATCTTGTTTGCGGCAGCGTCTTTTTTAACTTTGATGTTGTCGTTTACGTCAGTCCAAATGACGGAGTTACTCGCCATCCAGCGGACGACTGGGTCGTCACCGTGAACCATGCGTTTACTCAGCACGGCTTTCTCAAACTCTTTAGCTGGGTCTGACATGTTCATGATGTTCTGTGGGAACTTGACCATAGGTAGCCCCTGGTCCATCAGTTCACTCACAAGCTCATGAGCTCCGTAGGGGTCAAAAGCTATTTGTTTGACGTGATACTGCTCACAAGCTTCTAGTATTTTCTGCTTGATGTACGTCAGATCTGTGACCGACCCATCGGTAGCGATAATGTAGCCTTTGTCTAACCATTCTCGATACTTAGCGCCCATAGCTCCCGACTTATCTACGATCGTTTCCATAGGCAGGAAGTTGTAGACGTATGGGTATAGTTCGCCGTTTTTCTGAAACAACAAAGCGACAGACGCAAAGTCGTTTACTGAAGCCAGGTCAAGCCCGATGTAGCACGGCTGGCCTTTAAAATCGCTGATTGGTGGACGGTGTTTATTGCACGCATCCCACGCTGACATAGACAGCCAAGCGCTGTTTGTCGAGCACCAGACATTGAGGCGTTTTGTCTTAAAGTTGGTCTCAGCCGATGGTGATTCCTCAGCTTGCTTACTCAGCCTAGCCAGGTCGTCAGGCTGTACGGACACTCCGTAATTTGGATTAGCTTTCTGCCAAGTTTCTGGCAACCGCCAGTCGTCCTCATCATCGATGCCGTACACAAGCGAGAAGAAGGTATCGTCGTCAACGTGACCCTCAAGTATTTTGAGAGCGTAGTCACGTACCTGGTAGCAAATACCTTCGCGGTTTACCCCGGCTGTTGTAATGGTAAACAACAAAGGCTGGGCTCTTGCGCCAGAGGCGACGTTTAGTACATCGTAGACCTCACTGGTCTTGTGTACGTGTAGCTCATCCACGACGGCAAACGACGGACTGCGTCCCTCTAGCGACCCTGCGTCGGCACTTAACGGCTCAAACTTAGCATTCTTGGCCGTGAAGCTAATGCAGCTTCTGTGTACTGTGAGGTGCTTGTTAAGATGCGAACTTGCTTTGACCATTGCTTGGGCGTCGCCAAATACAATACGGGCCTGGTCGCGGCTTGTGGCTGCTGAATAGATTTCTGCACTGGACTCATTATCTGCCATCAAATGGTACAAACTGAGCACAGAGCACAAAGTACTCTTGCCGCTTTTACGCGGAACCTCGATATATACAGACCGGCGGAGCCTTTGTCCGTCAGCCCTCATCCAGCCATACACCTGGCTAACTAAAAACACCTGCCACGGTTCAAACTCGATAGGTTGACCAGCTAACGGGCCTTTAAGGTGCTGAAGGAACGAGGCGAAGCGGATAGGCCTAGCTGCGGCGTTGTTATCAAACTTTATATCTTTGCGTTTTTTCATCGCCAACGCTTGCTGGCAGCTCAGCTTGATGTTGTTACAGGCGGGTACTTTTCCAGCAACGACATTCTTCGCGTAATCCCAAGCGACCTTAGCGATCTTTGCGTCAGACGTTGTCCACTTAGAAGACATACTACTTTCTAAGCTTCATCAGTTTGTCAGCGCCTCTGATGCCAAAGCTTGCGCTGACTGCCAAAAACAGAAGGTACTGATACCACTCCGGTAGAGTGTTGAGTGCTGCAAACGCCATATCGACGCGCTCAATCACAGCGACATCATTCATAGCGATAGCGTAGCCAATCATGAAGATCGGCGCGGCTAAAACAAGCGTCCAGAATTCGTCTTTCCAGCTTGATGCGGAAGCATCAGCCATCTTAGATTCCCACTCTGCACCATTCTTAATTACTTCTAGCTGCTGCTCGTGTTTTGCCTTTGACTTCTCAGCCTTGTTGTTAAGGTAGCTTTTGCCAATCTCAGCCA